TAACTAATCCCCAATCTATACCGTCCAATACACCCGGGAATACGAGACACCCAATTCCATCCATATTATTGAAGACTTGATTAATAGAATCTACATCCATGCCAATCCCAAAGTCTATAAACAATAATCGATCACATTTTTTCATACATGAAAGGATGATATCAGCTTTTTCATACGGGTCGTCATTACAGAATGTTATTTCGTTCTGTACATGTCTTTCCAGACATTGAATATTTAGACGGAGTATGGTATGAAGAGCTTTTACATGACACGATTTTGACCGGGTTACGACGATCGTTATGATTTTCATTACATAAATTATAGTTTTAATCTCTAAGCACTTGCTATGTGTTCTTCTAATATTTTTCGTTCCTCGTCTTGATATCTACGGAAAGGTTCGATTATTTTATTCACCATTCGAAAATTGAGCTCTTCGTTACGATCCTCCTTTTTGGGTGGCGTATCTTCGAATATATGTTCCACGATAAGGGGTTTACACATATCAATTTTAAGATTTCTGTATACAAATTTGATATGAGTACTGGTTAATGTTTTTACGATAGAAGTTGTAACCTTCATGATAGTCTTATCCTAACCTGACGCACTAGCCTTAAGCCTCTCGGCCAAACATCCACTAAACGGAAGCATTCCGACGTGTCCAAGTGTTGTATTTACATCCGCGAAGACCTTTCCACCTGCGATTTGTAATCTTCGACAAAACGCATAGTCCTCACTCAAGTATCTTTTTGATTCTGGATCTATGAGGCAGTCGAAACAGGCATGATAATCATCAAACGTTCTGTTTTGATGATCATTTTTACACCATAATTCCGGGAATTTTTCCTCTAGTATTTTAAACACCGATCGTTTTATCATCATGAATCCTGTGGGTCCATCAAGTAGTTCAACAAATCCATTCACGACCTCTCGTTTGGAGGCGCCGAAATTCATGACAAGAGATGAGGCAAGCATTGCCATATTTCTTTCGTCTCCATTCTTTACGGCATCGGCCGCTTGGTCCCAGCAAACTACTTTCTTGGGGTAACACGCCACGCTGACATCGTGACCACTTCGTATCAATCTAGTCACGGATGCGGGATCGAAGTCGACGTCTGCATCTATGAACATGAAGTAGTCACAGTCAGTCTCTTGCATGAACCGACCTACAGCGACATTACGGGCTCTATGTACGAGACTTTCATTTTCGGTTGTGTCGATAAATAATTGAATGCCTTCCCGGATAAGGTGGAGTTGAAGGTTTATGATACCAATCATATACTTCTCTAAGCATAAACCCCCGTAGCATGGCGTGGATAGGAAAAGGCGAATTGGTCTTTTGGGTTCGTCAGACATGTTTATTTATGTATTAAAACCTTTAAACTCTAAATGCTTTTTGATTATAGTTTCAATCTTATTTAGTGTTGGTACGGATACGGAACACTTCTCACAAATAGTGGATTTTGAATATTTTTTACCCAAAACGACCAATATAATTGCGGATGCAATACTATTTGGAGTTTTGCTCATAAGATCAACACAGTCTTTCAACGTTTCACATATCTGGTTACACTTGTATCTTTCTTCGCGCGTGTATTCAAAAGAGCCAAGTAGTCTTGGCATAACGTCGTACGGACGAGTTACGTAATTTTTTTCTGTTTTCCCCATTATTGTATCTTTGAAAATTTGGGTTGTTCTACTAATATCCTTTGATTGTATGCCAAATAGATCGGCAATTTCTTTCGTTGTTCGGGAGACGTTAGCTAACCTACAAGCATATAAAACGCAGTTGGCTTTTATGCCCAATCGGATAGCTCCACGCGTTAATTTTTCGCAGTTGAAACGACGATACATTATTTTCGCATCTTTCAAGATTGAATCTGGGATAGTCTGAGAACATGCTTCTTCTATGTCTTGATACGCATGATATAACGATCTATCCTTATGATTCATTGACATATGGAAACTAATTTTCGCCATTCTTTTCGTTTCATAATTTGATGACCTGTATGTAGAAATTATCGTACCTTTCCCCCATGATTCTGAAAATAATTCTGGATTTGCATTTGGGTTTCCGCACCTCGATGGATCATTTACTCTCCCATCGTCTGTCAAGCCACTCGTCCATTCGGGCGAATCATCAATAAACGAGTCATCGATTAATCCACATTCACTACAAACGGGTAGTTTGTCCGGCCCAAAAATTTTTGTGCCGTTACATTCTTTACATACATGTATATTTACTGACTTTTCTTCTTTTGGTTTCTTGTTGATGAATAGATTATTGTCCAAATCGGACCATATAGCAGCCAGAGTATTCATGATTTTGTATGACTTTTTATTTTCGAGGAATTAACTTAGGCAGACGATGCACGTTGCCAGTTTAGATTATCCGCATGTAGTCTGGCATGCATTTCAATCGCATCGACGGTACTTTTAAAACTCTTAGCTCCTGGGGATGTTGGATTCCATTTTTCCCAATCTTTGTCGATTGTCTCATGTCCAGGCGGGGGACATACAATTCCATCGATCTCATCGTCCGGTACAATGAAGTCATCGAATTCACTATCGGTATCCGAGTTATCCGCATGTACGTAGATGGTGTCATCGTCATCTTCGATATCGATTTCTTCTAATAGGGCATATAGTTTATTCTTGGAATCTATACATTTGAATTCCAGGTCGTCGAACGTGGTACCAGACGGATAATGTTCGGTAAGGGATTCGTACGGAACAGGATTCATATCGCCGTCGTCGGCTTCAAGTTCATACACAGACGCGGATTTATACGTGGCTTCAGTTGGACACAAATATCTAACACCCAATGTATTTCCGGTGTTCATGGCAACAACACCATACAGGTGATCTTCTATTCCATCTTCATTTACGAGTATCTTCACAATATCGTTTGTTTTAATATCACCCTTGACGATATTTGAAATGTTCATCCTGCTTAAAATTTTACAGCAAAAAATATTCAGCGATATTAACACACTCAATGGGTTTTAAAATTTATTCCAAGGATGGATGTTCTTACTGTGACGAAGCTGTTCAGCTATGTCAAACACAAAATTTAGAATTTGAAAAAATCAAAATCGAAAAGGAAGATTTGAAGGAATTATGTGGGGGCAACTTTGATAGTTATCCTCAGGTATTTTTAGACGATCGTCGTATTGGTAACTTTTTTGAATTCGAAGAGTTTACTGAGGAGGAATTTGAACCGATGTTATATCCAACCTTGAATAGATTTACTGTATTCCCAATTAAACATGAAAATCTTTGGTCTATGTATAAAAAGGCGCAATTATCAAACTGGACCGCGGAAGAGATTGATTTCTCTAAAGATAGGGACGATTGGAGCAAACTATCTGAAAACGAAAAAAGATTTTTAAAGTATATTTTAGCTTTTTTTGCAGGATCGGATGGTATTGTCTTTGAAAACATAAACAACAATTTTGCGAGTGATGTTCAATACCCGGAAGCCCGTAGTTTCTATGCGTACCAAGAACACAATGAAATGGTTCATGGGGAGACATATAGTCTATTGATCGATACATACGTGACAGACCCGGCCGAAAAGAAGAAATTATTTGAAGCAATTAACGAAATTGAGTGTATAAAACGCAAAGCATCATGGGCGATGAAGTGGTTTGATAGAAGTAATTCATTCGCCGAACGTCTATTTGCGTTTGCTTGTGTTGAGGGGATTTTCTTTAGCGGTTCATTCTGTGCTATCTTCTGGTTGAAAAAGCGAGGATTGCTTCCCGGCTTATGCTTTTCTAATGAATTAATTTCTCGAGATGAAGGTCTGCACCAGGAATTTGCCGTTGAACTTTTTAATATGTTAAAACAAAAACCACAAAAAGAGAGAATTCACGAAATTGTTCGTGAGGCCGTAGAAATAGAGAAGAGTTTTATCATCGACGCTTTACCTTGTTCGTTGATTGGCATGAATTCTCAAAAGATGAGTGAGTATATCGAATTTGTCAGTGATCGTTTATTGAAGCAGATTGGTGTTCCTATCATTTATAATTCTAAGAACCCGTTCGACTTTATGGAAAACTTATCCCTCGATGGAAAGACAAATTTCTTTGAAAAGCGTGTCGGAGATTATGGAAAACTCGGAAGTACCACCAGCTTAAATGAAGTCGATAAGATTGATTTTAACGATGATGATTTTTAAAATATATTACTATATTAATGATCGAATTATTATTTCTCCTAGTGGTCGTTTGGATGCTGACCAAAGATCGAACTATTAATATCACCGAGATAGGTGGATCTAAAAATTTCCATTTAAGTGATGGAGCATCTTTCAAGATGTATAAAACCATGGAGGATGCGGGCGCTTCAGGTGAATCTCTTCGCATATTTGTTAATATGGAAGATAGGCTTCTAGAGATCGAGAGAATTTCCGTTTGTAGTGGAGTGCCCCGAACTATGGAAGCGAGTTCAATTTCTCGTCAAATAAAGGAGAGGTTTCCGGCATTTGATTTTTCTTATCATAATATTCATATTAAACAGACATCCGAACCTAGTCGTTTAATAAACAAAAAGATAAGATGTTAACCAATCTTTCTAATAAATATTTATGTTTATAACTTTCTACACTCTTTCTATTTCTGATTACATACATGATGAGATTGTTATCATCTTTCTCACGATGTTCTTCTAGCCATTTTTTTGGGTCTTCCGCTTCTTGAAAGTCCGCCGAGTAGCTATATCTAAATTCCAGTTTGCTCATTAAACCGGGTTCGTTTGTATTTTGTCGTCCTTCTCGTATATAATCACACGCCACGTAAATTATACCATCTAAGAACTCCTCGGATGCCATTTCTAGCCAGGAATTTTTTTGGGTTCCCCATGTTTGTGTATCCAAATCCACTCTCACTCCATGACCATACTTCTCTTTTCCAAGTTTTAAACGTTCTAAAAGAGAATTATGAATATCCTTCATATGTTTATATAAAATTCTATTTTCTAAGTTCTAACCATGTTTTCTTAAACTTATCTACCTGTTTCTTTCCGGGAAATTTGTTACCTATTTTACTGGTTGCGAAATTGGCTACCGCGTTTTTGTAACTATTACGCAATCGGTTTGGAACATTTCTAAGGTTGAGATTTCGTTTAATGACCTCTTTATTAAGTTTTCCCCTCCTTTCCATTTTCCACATGCCGACTATCTCTCTTTTGAATGCGTCTAAGACAGCTTTGGGGAATATATTAAATCGCTTGTCCGTTCGTATGTTGGGGTTATTTTGAATTCGTTTATTTAATTCTATTTTCATACGATTAACATCCTTGGTGATCGGCTCCATCACGTTTTTGTATTTTTTTATCCATGTTTTCCCATAAAGTTCAATTATATCACTCTTTATGGTTTCATTTGTGAGACGTCGTCGTTTGAGCATTTCTTTCTTGTTAAGTTCATTTTTGGTCTTTTTCGCGGCCAATTTTATTTTCATATTTTCCGCCTTTTTATTAACTGGCTTCGGTTTAGGTTTTGCCGCTTCTGCTTTCGCTTTATTCGATAGTTTATTTCGCTCTTTCTCCATTTTCTTGGCGATCGTGTCCTTATCATTTTTTTCATTAATCGAAATCTTCATAATCTTAGCAAATCGTATTAAATCCGCTTTGGTATATAATTTCGCCAATTTCTTACCAACCCGGAATTTTCCTCCCGAGCCCGTGAGTTTGTATTCCTTTCCTCCATTTTTAAATGTGGCAATCTGTGCCCGTTCTGTCCCAACCTTTTTGATCATCTGACACAACATACTCTTTGATGTTGTTGTTTTGATATTGACGATACCAAGTTTTCTCGCAATGTCATACAATTCTGTTTGTGAATATCTCTCGCATTTTTTAGTCCCTATTCTGTCACCGTTAATGATAGGTAAAGATTTGGACACATTTGTCTTTTTCTTTGTATTCGACTTTGTCTTTTTGTAACAGCATTTAAATCCCTTCTTGTTTTTTCGTTCAACAAATCCACTCTTACACGGAGCACGCCGAGCTTGGGGACAGGTTGAGGAATTTTTTCTCTTGTTGGAGGATACTTTCGCCTTTGTCACTGATATCTCCCCGTCTTGATACATTAAATTGACAATCTCAACACCCTTATTATACGCCTGAAGCATCCTAGATGGCGTTTCGACGCCCGAAATCTGAACATTACCAGATTTGGATATAATATACGTATGTTCTCTATCTCCGGCCATTTTATGTTTCATAAACAAGAAAGGTGACAATTCCGGTTCATAGCTGTGGAGTTCTAAACCATACACATGCGCAGATCTTGCGATTTTGTTTAAATTGTTAAAGTTTCCATTAATTTTAAACTGCCCACTTAAATTGTTATATTCAAACGGGTTATATAATAATTCGGAACGGTTTGTGTAGTTATCCACAATGAAGCTTCGTATAACCTCTGCCTGATTTTCTATATTATCACCCACGAAACCCCCAGAAAAACGAATCTTTCCATTTTTGTATATATTTATACTGGCACCCTTTGTTTCGTCATTCGTTGAAACTTGAATGTTAAATTGTACGGTGAAAAATGGCATAGACAGATCTCCCTTGGCACCATACTGTCTAGAGTGCGTGAAACCAGTTTTAAATTGACCATATATGCCCTTTATTTCTTTTGTTTCTACATAAAGATCCTTTGAAATTTGTGTTTTAGGCATTGGTACCTTTCGTAATATGCTTATCAAATCCACTCGATTTCCCGGTCCCAATGTTTTATTCACGGTTGCGTTGAACATACCCATATTCAATTTGCTCACTGTTAAATTTTTATTGGGCGATTTTTCATTATTCTCGTTGTTTGAAAGATACATAAATTCTCGGAAATTCCCCACATTGTTGTTGGATGGGCTCTCCGCTACCACTTTGTTCAGATTTCCATAGTTTGCGTTACTAATGATTTTATTTTCCAATCGCTGGGGGACGTGTTGTTTTCTTAACATTTCACGTTCTATCTCATTTGCTAAACGAAGGTTCTCTTCTGTATAGTTGGAATTGGAATTGGAATTTGAGTTATTTTGTGTGACTTTTACATTGGACTGTCTAAGAAATTCATCTATAGGAGGCGCACCCCCAACCCCGGGTCTGGCTTGGGGTATCTCTCTACGCATGAACCGACCCGGTGGGATGTTCATATTAATATTTAGTAATGTTTTTTTTCTAATGATCATCACCAAATTCGAGTGACTCCTTGACCACATCTAGTCCATATATGAATGGTTGTATCGGGTATATGCGACCTTCGTATGTTTCTGTCGCATTTCGTACTTCTATGTCTCTGGATGAAAATGGTCCCGCGTAGAAGTCGGGGTTGAATTTTGGTCTCCCCAGGTTATTACTCTGGCAATGCTGGTTAAATACCTGTACAAATATTTTTTGTGGGCAACATAATTCTGGACCATACTCTAAGCTGGTAGATTCCATAAAATTGTGTAATGTACTCGCAACCATGGCGACTTGTTTCTGTATGATTTTGAAATATTCGGGTGTGATGTTCCATATATCTTTGTTACTGTATTTTTGACTGTATTCGAGATATGCTCTGATACACTTTAACAGAATAATTGGTATTTCGGCGTTTAGCTTTTCATCTAACTTTGTATCGGCTTCCTTTACTTGTTTGGCGAAGTTCCAAGGAAGAATACGACGAAGAACCGACCCGGAATTATCTCTCCAATTTGGTACCTCATTCCCTCCTAGCACCCCTGGACATGTCCATTCGATACTTTTAGCGGTTTTTCCTTTGATTGCCACACTCACGTCTTCACCAGAGACCATCGATTGAAATTCAGCCTGTTCTAAACAGAAATCGCCCTTGATTTCGGGGGCAATAAACATCTGCGCATCATAGATCGATCCTAAACCGAACTTCTTTTCTATGTTATTGCTCATGGTTTTTACATCATCACTCCCATAGAATTTTTTGAATACCTTCGTAATTAGGGTACTTTTACCAGATCTTGCGATCCCTTTTAGAAACGGAATAACCTGCCATCCATCCATTTCACCCACATTGTAACATAACCTACCTCCCATGATATACATCCATTTACACACCTCTGGTTCAAATTTCTGGTAATCGAGAACCCCTTGGAAATGTGGCGTCGGAATATCATACCAATCTTCCACGTCATTATAATCATTAAACGCAACGTCAAAAAATTTACAACTCACCTTTGTTGGATCCAGGCACTTAAACTTTTCACTTTCATACGGATAGAATTCACATTTATATAACCCGGTATCCGGACACCACACTTTCCCCATGAAAACGCCATTTTGAAAACTCCACATGTGACGGTCTTTTGTAATTTGGGGAAATTGTACATCCCGGCAATGTGTGAGATGATCAATTAGATTTCTAAATGTCGATGCGTGACTCGTTAGGTTTTGCCACAGCCCAAAATCCTCCTCTTTGCTTCCTAGATTATACACGAATTGTTCAATTGATTCAGCAGGTTTCCACGCTCTCGTATTGTGATCATCATATATAATTTGTTCGCAACAATCGGTTTTATACCTTCTATATTTTTTTGTGTAAAGTCTATCCAGGGCGACCAGAATACATTTTTGAAATGGAGATGCGTCATCTACTTTACTATCATCCATCGAGACGCCTCTAAAAGTTGCCGGATCTGCGTCAAACATTTCAGGATCTTGCATTGGGTTTTCTGCTCGTTGGCGAGCGATTAAATGTAAATTTATATTTTTGAATCCATCCTTCACCTGTTCTATGATACGATTTACCTTTCTTGAGATTTTAAGATCCGCATCCATTTCATCACCACCTTCGTTCGGTACAGAGTCTCCCATTTTTAATTCCCGTACCCTCGCATATAGGTTTGACAAAGCTCCAATCCATTTTCCCCGTTTTTCGTCTATGACTTTCATATCATATTTGATGGGTCTTCCATCCGGACCCAGGTCATCCTTGGGCATTAGTTGTTTATAGCCCAGGGCAGATGAATTTCCCCCCATCCCCTCCTTCAGATTCCAGACAAATTCCATTTGATCAAGTTTCTCTATGATTTCTTCTTCTGTCATTTCATGCGTTTTGGCTCGCACAATTTCCTCATAGACTCTGTCCGTATCTGGGTTTCTATCAATATAGTGGGTTACCATATTGATAGCTGTGGGTCTTGATACGTATACTGATTATTCTTCTAACTTATTTTTTGTTGGCGACTACCGAGAGCATCTTAATTAAAATTTTATTTTGGACTTCGAGTTGTTGAGATATATTTACCAGGGCGGTGCAAATTGTATCGCCGTCGGGGGTCGCCATGAGTTCTGTCATCAATCCCGCCAAATCTTCAATTCCACCATCTTCGTTTTCACCCCCGTAGAAATCCAAAGATTCGTCGTCGTCGAGGTCGATGTCTCCGATTTCTCCATCTTCCAACTCGGATTCCGATTCTTCGTCTGTGAATTCTTCGTCTGTAAATTCCTCATCTTCTTCGATTTCCACATTTTCCTCTGGGGAGACATTTTCCGGTTCGTCACCGACTTCAACTTCATCTTGGGGTTCTGTCTTTACGGTAACGGCTGCCATATACTTCTACTGAGAAAACTCAGGCGATAATTTTTCGCACTGTTCTAAATGCGGAATTACCCGAAATTTTTTTCTCAGTATACAGTACCAAAAATTCAATATGGCTGGTGGTTTAATGCAATTAGTGGCCTACGGTGCACAAGATGTTTACCTCACGGGAAACCCTAAGGTGACATTCTTCCAAGCGGTTTACCGCCGACACACGAACTTCGCGATGGAGAACATCGAACAAACGGTTAACGGCACGGCGTCCAACAACGGCCGCGTCTCCGTTACCGTCGCCCGTAATGGCGATCTCATCGGCGACATGTACGTCGAACTCAAGACGGCCTCCGATCTCGGTACCAAGGCCGGTATCACGACCAAGTGCGACGGTGCCTGGGCCGCCGAACGTGCGATCAAGGACGTCGAACTGTCGATCGGTGGACAACGCATTGACAAGCACTACCAAACCTGGTGGCGTTTGTACTCCGAGTTGTACCTCGATGGTTCCAAGAAGGCGCAATACGGTAAGATGACCTCCAACCCGGTTTCCGACACCTCGGGTACGGTCTACCTCCCGTTGTTGTTCTTCTTCAACCGCAATGCGGGTCTCTATTTGCCGTTGATCGCGTTGCAATACCACGAAGTGCGCATTGACTTTGACTTGAGCTCCGACTTCTCTGCCTACACTGATGGCTCCACCTTCAAGGTCTGGGGCAACTACGTGTACCTCGACACCGAGGAGCGTCGTCGCTTCGCCCAAAAGGGTCACGAATACCTCATTGAGCAAGTGCAACACACCGGTACGGACACCGTCACTGCCGGTGCCACCAAGCAAGTCCGCTTGTCCTACAACCACCCGGTCAAGGAGCTTGTCTGGTGTTTGGCCGGTTCCAGCTCTGCGAACGCGCAAATGTGGAACTTCACGACCCAAGCCGGTACCACGGGTAAGGTTGTTCTTGAATTGAACCCGGGTCCGAACTCCACGACCTCGGCGAACGCCTGCGTTGCGACGGAAACCATCGGTGCCCCGTTGTATGATGGCTCTACGCCGGGTGGCTCTTCTGCCCAATGGACCGAAGAAGGTGCCCACGCCGCCGCGTTGTCGGTCGGTTCTTTGGATACCTTCAAGTTGGTCCTCAACGGCCAAGATCGCTTCAAGGAGCAACAAGGTAAGTACTTCAACCAAGTGCAACCGTTCCAGCACCACTCCGGTTCTCCGTACCCGGGTGTCTACTCGTATTCCTTCGCTCTCAAACCGGAGGAACATCAACCGACAGGGACATGCAATTTTTCGAGGATCGATAATGCCCAAGTTGCCATTAAGACGAAGGCTTCGGGCTTGACGACCCTCCACATGTTCGCGACCAACTACAACGTCCTCCGCATCCAATCCGGTATGGGTGGACTCGCCTTCTCCAACTAGGCTTATTATAGCTTAAATATATCGATCGCGTGTTAAAAAATAAAAAATAAAAAAAATAAAAAATTTTTAAAAACTGATTCGCATACAATTTTTAAAAATAAACTAAATTCCGTTTTCGTATTCGCAAACAACGCATATGTCCTTTTCGTTTATAAAGTCCGTTTCTTCTTGACACTGCTTACATTCGAATATGGGTATTTTTTCTAATATACATGGACTGTGTGTTTCGTCATCGAGAAGCCAAGTAATGTGTTTATATATCATATCGGCCAGTTCCGACCTAGACATCGTGTGATATATATACATCCACTGATTTGTGCTATGTAAGCTCTCAAACATAGCTTTTAGGCTATACATGATAACATCATGCGCGATCCTATCTGGCCATATTTTTTGTTCGGTGAGTCTCACTAAATGTTTTTCTATGCAACCCCCGATTTGTATCTCTTGTATAGGAGTGAGTCCTATCCATTCCATGTGATCATATTCATGGTCGTTAAATATACATCGTTCTATGGTTTCTTTTATATCATCATACATCACTTGTTTGAAGAAATCCCATTGATCTCGTGAGTGGAAGAAGCTTCTGGGTTCTTTTAATTCATTCTTGAGATTATCAATCTGTTTTTCTAGTTCTAGTATCTTTTTATGCTTTTCTATGACATCTCTATCATAAAAAAGTTTTGAACATATAGCCAGACGTTCCATTATCCAGAAGGGGCTTAAACTTTTTATGTTATTTTATAATAAAATGGGTGTTGTCGCTACACCACCAGATCCTATCACGACTGATAACGGCTTCGAACTCACTAGTTATTATATGTCTTTGGCGGATACCGAAGTTCATCAACAAAAGATAAACGATCCCACGAATGGTATTGTTTATCGCACAGAGGGAATCTTTCAGTATTGGGTCAGTAAGTCCGCGCGTGATTCTGGTACAAAGCCATTTTCTCATAAATTAGTGCGCGTGGATTCATCTACGGCCCCGGAGAAGGATTGTTATACAATTTTGTATGAAAAATTAAAAGAATTAAAGGTTTCGGGCGTTGAAATGAAAGATGACTAGTGATTACTATGTATACACAGATGGTGCGTGCGCCAATAACGGCCAAACGAACGCAATGGCTGGTATGGGCATTTATTTCGGTGATGATGATCCACGTAACGTATCAAGAAAGGTGGAAGGAAAACAATCGAACAATACAGCGGAATTGGGCGCTATTATAGAGGCATATACAATTATAAAAGGCGACTTGGAAAAGGGTAAAGTCGTCACAATTGTATCTGATTCTATTTATGCGATTAGATGCGTAACGACGTACGGCGAAAAATGTGCGGTGGCGGGATGGTCGAAGGATATTCCCAACAAGGATATGGTTAGAAAAGCGTATGAATTATATAGGCGTAATTCACCATTTAAGGAAAGTCAGATACTATTCAAACACATCAAAGCTCACACGGGTAAAGATGACGTTCATTCCATGGGGAATGAAAACGCCGACAGACTTGCTAATATGGCTATTGGATTGACACACTGTTCTTATGCTAAACCCACGGAGTCTATATTTCTTGGGAATAAGCTAGAAACCATGATGAATAGAACATACTTAAATGTTCCATTTTCCGATAAGGATCAGGCAAAAAAGTATGGGTGTAGATGGGATCCTAAAAAGAAAAAATGGTGGATCAGTGAAATGAAACCAGAATTGGAAAAATATCTGCGCTAAAATTAGTCATGGATCATCCACCCATAAAACACGTGGATTCTAAAGGCAGTACATCATCAGGAAAAGAGGACACAGACATGAAGTGGTGTAATAAACAAGAACAACTGTTATTGAACTGGGCTGAAAAAAGTGCGGGGTATCGCTGGTTACATAACCACGCCCGAGTTCATTATAATAGACAAAACAATCACCTATCGTATCCATCCATAATTATTTCTTCCATCACGGGTGTGGGAGGTTTTGCGGTTCTAAATCCCAGTGGTTCTGATGACTTATCTTCGGCGAGTAAAACGAATATCATGATAGCGCAGTATCTGTTTGCTTTTTTGAATGTGATAGCGGGTATTCTGACATCTATATTGAAGTTTTCCGGGAGTAATACTCTCGCCGGACGCCATTCACTCGCTTGCGTTCAATATTCTAAGTTTTATAGAAACGTTGAAATGGAACTTTCCCTTCAACGCGAACACAGACAAAATGTCGGAGAGTTCTTTCAAAAATGTAGATATGAGTACGATCGTTTATTAGATGATAGTCCAGATTTACCTAATGTATCGATAATGGCCTTTAATGTTGAATTTCCCACAAAAGAAAATAAACCAGATGTGTGTAACGGCTTGAATGTACTGGTGAGTGTCGGGGATGATCAGTTATGTGGGGATCGGACATCTAAAAAATCTGTCGCAAAGTGGCTCGGGGCGATATCGAGAAAAAGTGTATTCAACGCACGGAACCCCGACGAGGACGAAGAAGTATCTAACGCGCACGTAAGAAATACATCTAAAGATAACATTCCTGTTTAGATTAGCACATGATTAACACCCTATCACATAAAGTTGGAATATTAACTGCCGGACACACCTGTCCGGGTGTCAATACCGCAATAAAGAGTTTAGCCCTACGGGAGCTTAAATTTGGAAATATTGTGTATGGATACAAAGAAGGGTTTGCCGGGTTAAATTGTGGCATGAAAATGGAACTATCACCAGACATGCTAACGGACGACGCCGGTTCTATATTACACATGTCCAGAGAGGATCTTAACATGGATACGGCTATTTCTGAAATCTCCGAATTGGATAAATTATATTGTATAGGTGGAGCAATTACGATCAGTCGCGCGAGACAAATTATACAAGATGAGCGAGTTTCTACAAACGTGATATGTTTGGCAAAGGGATTCACGAATGATATTAGTTGTTTGGAATCTTTTGGATTTCAAACGACCATTAAGGTATTAGGTGAATTTGTTAATTTGGCTTACGTTGAAGCCAATACATCTAAATCTATCGTTATACTCGAGACGCCCGAAGACGAAACGGGAAATTTGGCTAAACACACATATTACAGAAATACTAAAAAAATAGATAAAGTTCTTATTCCCGATTTACCCGAAGATCCATTTTTTGCGGATCATGTGTATAGAAAGTACATATCTAATGGACGGTTTGCCGTTATTATCGCCTCCAGAGGAAGTAATTATGAAGACGTATCGAAAACTCTCCATGAAAAATATGAAATCGAATGTAAATTCATCAAACCCGGTTCCATGATAGGAGCCACGAAACCAGGTCTATACGATTCATTACTGTGTGCCCGGATGGGAGAAGAAGCGTTTTTCCACTCCATGAAAAACCGGAATTTCATCCGAGATGCTGGACACTACACGCCACTGGAAGAATACTCCCCGGTAGTGTATTAAAGAGTACAGTACATTTGTCATCATGATAAAGCTGATGTAGCTAAGTGGTAAGGCGCCTGCCTTGTAAGCAGGAGATTCGCGGGTTCGATCCCCGTCATCAGCAAATTTAAAAAAAATAATAATTATATACAGTATAAAACAATGTCCATCTTCAGCAATCAGGTTGTCTTGGTGATGATGCTAGTTTCGGCACTCGCCGGACTTGCCCTTCACGGAGAGGGCTTCAACTATTTTCCGGCGCTCGATAAGTTTATCAACGGTCCGTTTATTTTCGGTATGATCATGTTGATGCACACCATGTTTGGTTTGCGTGGCATTACCGATAAGCCGGCTATCATCGACAAGGTTCTCAACAATAAGGTCGGTAAGTTTGTCACGTTCTTGCTCATGGCCTTTGCCACCACGCGCGACAAGGAAAATGCTATTTTCGTTGCCATCGCATTCCTCGCGGTTACACAATTATTGCGCACGAAGGAAGAGCGCGAGAAGAAGCCGTACATTCTCTAAAATAATATTCTAGGCGTTGCGTAACATATCCTACTTAAACATATCACATCTATAAAACATAAGATGAATTCTATAGATGTTATTGGATTGGTGAGTTCGATCATGATAGCTATCATGTTCGTTCCACAAGTAGTTCATGTACATAAAACGAAGGACACACACGCTATCAATTATTACTTTTTAGGATTAAATGTCACCGCCAGTGTGATGGGACTCATTTATTCTGTATATTATGACGTAGTTCCGATGATCGTCGCTAACAGCTCAGCTGGGTTATTTACTATAACTCTCATGGGCATGAAATACAATAATGAACTTAAAGATGACACCGGAGACAATACTAAAGCTTCTATGGTGTAGTGGGAACACAGTGGACTTTGAATCCACCGCCACAGGTTCGATCCCTGTTAGAAGCTTACCCGGCCTTAGCTCAGATGGAAGAGCAGCTGACTGTAGTACATAATACTAAATTTGCAATGTAAAAATTGTTATCAGCGGGTCACCCGTTCGAATCGGGTAGGCCGGACATTCTCTTGTAACTCAGTTGGTTTAGAGTGTGTGGCTGTTAACCACAACGTCGTAGGTTCGAATCCTGCCAAGAGAGATTACTTTTTAGATGTGCGTCCCACATGTAAAATGTATTTATTTACGTAACTGTTTTATCCCTTTTCTTTTTAATTGCCACACGTGTTCTACCACGACGGTCGCACCGAGCGCCGTTAGAATGGAATTATCATATTTAATACCGTATCCCACGACCATGAATCCCCACAAGAACGCCAAGAAATCGGTCATCGGCGTCGCGAGATAACTACAATTTGCTTCTGTGGGAATGGATTTTTCCATCATGATATAATACGCGGATCCCAAAATCACGGAGAGAATGATGGCCACCGCGTGTTTCATTTGATATATATGTATATTATTTTTCGTCTATGTATTCGATCGTATATTCATCTTCATCTTCATATTCTTCGGTCTCTTCATCTGGATATGAAAATGAGAGAACCTCGTCATCTTCATATATCGACTTGGATATGGTCGATCCATCGATCTCATCATACTCAGGAGGTAATACATTTATGGGTGGTGCACCGAGCATGTTCAATTGATATGTATTTTTCCTCTCCGTCTCAAAAATAGTAACTATCCTACACTCTTTTACCATGATTACGTTTTGGGGTACCGTCACTATGGGGGTACATAAAAGTGAGTACATATGTTATATGGTAAGATTGTAATATCAGCAGGTGGGAAATCATCATAAATTTTTTGTCACGGTATATTAAATGTCAATAGTTACACCGGATGGTATCCTGAATGTTGAGAATGCCACATTACGGGTTCCCTCTATTGAGGTTCAAGGGGTAAATGTAACGACGGCTTTATCGACGTTGAGCAATGTTGGTATAGGTACGGCCTCTCCGGACGAGCGTTTGCACGTTCATGGTCCGGATGCCGGATTTATACTTCAATCTAACTTAAATTCCGCAACAATGGAAATCGGGGGTCCGGGCGGTGCCGTCATGGATTTGAAGGGTGCTTTTACGGACGACTATGATTTACGAATTAAGACTACCGGCACCGGTGGTGTGATTTCTTCGGTGGGAGAAGCCAATCACCTCGTTTTTGGTGCGGCCAGTGGTTATACAGGATTTGGTGTGGCCAGTCCGCAATTTAAAATTGACGCACAGGGTTCGGCCGGGGTGGACGCAGTATCCAATCCCATCACCCACAATTCCGTCATACTATACGATGACCAAGAATCGACAACCACTTTTAGTGGTACATCGGGCGGTTCTTCGTCTGGACGCGACACAACCAACAAATACTATGAACTCAATTCACTCACACAATCGACCGTAGGTTATATACACTGGCCAATGCAATTACCAAATTCATTTACTGCCGAATTCGAGCGTTATTCTGGGGGTGGTACAGGAGGTAATGATCTACTTTTCAGTTTTTTCAATACAAGCGCCCCGACCACTGATGGTAATCACGGCGGTTACAAAGTATATGTATCAGAGAAATATGGTGGTGGTGGTCAAAAGGTGGCGATCAAATATAGAAATGCGGAACTTATAAATAAAACGATATCCATAGCCAATGCGAGTTGGCAAAAGGTTGTCGTGTCGTACGATAGGGGTTCCATATCTGTGAGTTTTAACGGAAAATTGGTAGTTTCATACGAACACACACAAAATGCCGACGCATACACTGGTGCTTATATTGGTTTTTTGGCTACCACGGATTCTCTTACAAATTATCACAGAATTCGTAATGTTAAAATTACATCCGGTGCCGCAAAATGGATATACACAAATTCAGCTACATCCAATGCGGCATCACTTGCGTATTTGAGTGGCAACGTGGGTATCGGAACCCAAACCCCAACCGAGCTTTTGGAAGTTTCCGGTAACGTTAAGGTATCGAGTGGTTATCACTTGATGGGTGATGGTGGTTTGATTTCTAACATCGCAACAACGCTACAGTCCATCTCTGATCAGGGGAATACTGTATCTAATACAATTCAATTTACGAATACAACGACAGGCCTGACTTCCACGGGTAACGTAGAGGTTACTAATAATAAATTTTTCAAGGGTGACGGTGGTCTCATTTCTAACATCGCCACGACACTCGGTGATATTGTCGATCAGGGTAACGCGACGTCGAATACAATGGTGTTCGCGAACGCTAATGTTGCTTTAAATGCGTCTGGTAATATAGAGGTCGTAAATAGTAAATTTTTCAAGGGTGACGGTGGTTTGATTTCTAACATCGCGACGACCTTACAGGCAATTACCGACCAAGGCAATGTTGCGTCAAATACTCTCCAGTTCACCAACACAGATGTCGCTTTTATCACAACCGCGAATGTCGGTATCGCAAATTCTGCGCCTACCGTTTCTTTATCGGTTGGTTCCAATTTACACGTCGATGAGTACGGTTCTAACGTTTTGGATATCGTCGGTAACGTGTCCATGTCAAATCTCACCCTGAGTGGATTTGGTATAGAAGCATCGTATGGATTACAACACGTGACAGCCGAAAACGCAACAACCGCCGAAACAATCACACTGACGCACGCATCCAAGGCACTCGATATTACATCTAACGTCGAGATGGGTGGAACATTGAAATTTGATTCCAATGCCGCCATTACGAGTGTCACCGGGGATGTAATTAATCAAGGATTCATGGAACAACCCACACAGGGACTTACTAATTATCGCACGTACATCGAAGGCCACGGGACGTACGAGGCGAGTGCGAGTAGCGAAGACATAAACAATTCATTTAACGCTTGGGAAGCATTCGATAGTGATACGAGTACGAGATGGGCGATAGGTAGTGAACTTGGGTACAATACAACGTCCGGTGAATGGGATGCCACGGCGATTACCAACTTTCCAACTATTAATACCATCGATGTCGCCGGGACACGACACAGTGGTCATTGGCTCCAGATTAAATTGCCGTACCAAATAGTATTGTCGCATTCAAATGTTTTCCC